TCATATCATCTTCGAGTCTTTGAAGTTTTTGATTCTCAGACTCTTTTACTTGTTTTAAATTTTTATAATTTTGATAGTCACTCATATTGGTGTTTAGGATAGCATTCGTAGAATTATCACGAACTAGGTTAGTATAACCCTCAACTTTAGAAAATTTTGTATTCATAATCACGCAAGAGCAATGACTCTCAGATCTTTTAATCTAGGTGGATGAGCCATATCCGATGATGATCCAATAAGTTTGATTGTAAAGTATCTAAAATCGGTCAAATTATTTACAGTGAATGTATATTCCTTATAGTCAAGGTTCTGACTCAGGTTAGCAAGATTGTCAGTTTTGGCAACCTTAATGTCTGAGAGACCATCATTATTGGCAACATCAATTACATTACCAAGACTATTCAGATTATTCCATCCTGGGAATGGATAGTAAATTGGATTCTCTGTAGGATCTTTCATAATTGCATATAATGCTCTCAGATCACTGTCTCTGTTCACGTATGCACTTACAATAACTTTCAGAGACGATGCTGGAACTTCAAGTGCAATTGGATTTGATGCATAAACAAATGCTGAAGGATCATCTGCAAGAGTTGATACTCTTGAATCCGTTGCATAGTCGCTGATTGGACTATTAACTCTGTTATTGATAAAGATTGCAGATACTCTATCAAGGTCAATTACAGGAGAAACATTACGATCAATAGTACTCATCTTCACATTCATTGTGAATGATTTATTTCCGGGGAGAGTGGTTAATGCGGAAGATTCATTAATTGATGCAGCTACTATTCTTGGTGAAGATAAGTAATTGTTAGAAGTCAATACGATTGGTTCGTAACCAGCATCCATATAGGATTCTTCACTACCATCAACACTAGATCCTGTTACAGTTCTGATTGATGCAGAAACTGTTGTTGCCAGTAAGTTCATGATCTGAACATTAGGTCTAATTATTGAGTATGGAATATTTTGAGTAGCGTATACGTTTGGACCACCGGCAGACTTAGTTTGATCAATATAAAGTGGTGGGAACGATATTGCAGAACTTCTGTTAACTTGTCCTTGTGGAAGAGATGCACTGTTTCCTGCAGAACTTGTATCAATTTTCAGGTAATAATAATCTAAATCATATGTTCTAGTTGATGAGAATCCAACATCCTGCAGCGTGTGTGTCTTATTAATTCTTCTCAGAGAAATGCCATTTGTTTCATATTTAAATACTGGAGTTCCAGCAGCATATGTAAATGATTTTGTCTGATCAATTTGTCTGGTAATACTAGTCAGCGTATTTCCAACAACTCCCTCATAAGCAATGATTTCATCTTCAATTTGGATATAACCAGGATTTGTAGATGCAACGCTTACATTTTCAAATGTTTCAAATCCGCTTGCATTTGTAAGAACAATACTGCCCGAACTTTCTTTTGCATATGCAGTATTTAATGTTGTTGGAGTTGAATCTGAATAAACTCCAGAAATAGCAACATTGTTATTCAGAGCGTACATACCATGGTTCTTGTGATTTACCTTGATATGTAATCCATCAGATGGTTCTGAATCCACAGTAACATAACTTGCTGTTACTCCACCACCGTTCAGACTTGTTACTCCTATTCCAGAAGCAACGTAAGTGATTGTGCTTCCAGTTCCTGTTGTAAATGTACCCTGAACATTATCTAAAATAATTTCTTTAGTGCCAGTAATTTGTGGAACGGAGAGTCTTAAGTTAGATCCAAGTGTACTTCCACTAAGGCTCGAAACGCTGAGAACATCACCAACACGATATCCAGATCCACCAGCATTAATTGTTGCAGCAGTGGCAACGTTATTAGAAATGGTGATATTTGCGGTTGCGTTAACACCAGATCCAGTTACATTTGTCAAAGAAACGTTATTGAATGAACCGTTAGAATAACCAATACCAGCGTTTGTAATTGTCAGATTTCCTGTGCCAGATCCAGCAGCTCCAACATAATTGCCAGTTGCGTTTGAGTTTAACTGACCAACAGTTGTACCAACGATAAAGTTTGTACTTGTTACTGTTGTTCCTAGTCCAACACGAACTTTTCTTGAATTCATTTCAAGAGGATTGACCAGAAGATTTGCAATCTGCTTGTTGCCAATATTTAACTGTGGATTATAGAAATTGATGTCTCCTGTTTGATTTGTAAATACTGCCTGATAGAGAGTAAACTTAAGATCTTCATATTGACTTGGAGTCCAAGTTGATGCATTTTGAGACTTAAATAATGATCCTAAGAGTGGTTGCTGAGTTACAAAAATTTGTTGTGATTCTGGTAATCCAGCAGTTGTTCTATCGACTTCACCAAGTCTAGAAATCCAAACTTGATATGAAGTTGATTCTGAAAGAAGAACAACAGAATGTTCTTCTCCACCTTTCAAATATACTGGTGATGGGAATGTAACTGTGGTAACAGCAGTTCCATCTTCTGATATATTAACATCTTTTGGATCAATGCTTACTTCGCTGAATGGATATACAGTTCCTGTGGGCAATCCAAGAGACATTGGACGAAGTTGAACCGTAACTGGAAGAATATCATCTTTTGATCTGAAATACAAATCAATCTTGGTTACAAATAATCCATTCCCTGCAGGAAGATTAAACGATTGTGCTAATGGATCTTGGGGCGGCGCTGGAACTTCTACTTCTACTATTTGTATAATCGTAGTTTCTATTACATTAGTGATGAATACTGGTTGAACTCTAGTTGAACTTGAAGATGTAGTAGAATTTGATTGGGATCTTGCATCTGATAATGATGTTGATGTAAACTGAGGACTTCTGACAGAAGTAATAGTTTCTTGAACATTATTCAGAAGACCTTGTGCATAATAATTGACTTCACCTTCAGTATATACAGATCCTGGTACTAAAGAGTTTGTTCTATCATTGGTCAGTTTAAATGTTTTAATTCCAGTCTCAAATGTTGGATTTGTAGGTACGTTTGGATTGGGAATTAAGAATGATCCAATGATTGTTCCAAGATTATCCGACACCAATCTGACATCTGATACCGTAGCTTCAGCGCCACTTGTCAATCCTTTTAATTTTAATCCTGGCAGAACTCTTCCGAAGAACTGTCCTTGAACTTGTTCCGAAAGACTTGCAATATCTACATTAAGAAGTGTAGAAGTTGCAGAATAAACTGAAGTTAAAGTTCCAGTTGCTTGCTGATCGTATGGATTATTTGTGTAAACATCACTTGGAGCATTAAATGAACCATACTTGTGATTTGCTGTTGCGACTCTAAATCTAATCTCAGTTGGAGTAGATCCTGGCGTAGTGTTTTGATTTATTGAAGAATTTGCAAATGTACCAACTACTGTTTCACCAACTTGGAAAATACCAGATACCATTCCAATTTCAAGAAGTTTTGGAACAATAAATGAATTTACGTCTTCACCATCAAAGAATGAATATACCCGAGTATGTGGTCTAAAACGCTTAGCAACAAATTCGACGTTTCTTGATCTCATGAATGTTACAAGAGAAGAAGAAATCAGAGAATCTCCTTGTGAAGTCGTTGTGGTTTGTTCAGTAAGTTGTAATTGAGTTCCACTTCTTCTTTGATCCTCAGTGGTTGTAGTCGTAGTAAATGTTGTGGTTGTATCTCCAGAATTTTCTACTTGTTGTGAAGTAGATTGTCCAGTCCAGGTGGTTTCCCATGCACCCCAATTAACGGGGCCAAGACCTGTCTGGGGATCAAATCCTTGAGATGCAAGTTGTTGTTGAGTAGCAGTAAAATTATCTTGAGTAATTGTTCTTGGCGCTAATCTAACTTGATCTGTCCAAACATCAGATGAAGGTGTTAATGAAATAGTTCCCTCATAGTTTGTTACAAGATATGGTGTTACATTTTCAATTCTTGTAGCAAATGGTTGTCTTATAAAAGAAGCTTCTGTATAGTCAAGCGTGATTACTTGACCAGTTCTTCTTACATTATTACCAATTAAATCATCGACAAATCTTACATCAGCGTTTGGATCTACAGAAGCTCCAATTCCAACTAAAGACTTAGAACCAATTAATAAATCAATTTCAGTTGTGTATGGTGATGGTCTTAATTCTTGATTCGTTTGATCGATTGAGTTTTTAATTGTTGTGGTTTTATTTTGGAAATTGGTTGTTCTAAAATTGTCTACAAAGAATCCAGATTTAAATCTGTCCAAACCATTAACATCTTTAATACTTAAAGACTGCGTATTTGCTTCCAAAAGATTGAGTGTGGTATAAGATTCAAGATTTTTAATTCTATCTTCAAGTCTAGAAATATCACTCATCTGATATCTCTTATGAGAAACCAAACTTACCGATGCCTTGTTTACATCGCAAAGATAAGGTGGAAGTGATACCGATCCAATCTCAAGAGCATCATCTAATGCTTTAGGTGGTCTTGGAGTTTCTGAAGGATCGCCAGTAAGAAGTTGCAATCCACCATTCCTCGTTAAGAAAATTCTATCAATTCTTCCTAAGTAGTAATCGAATGAGAGAAGAATAGACTCATCAGATGCAAGAATATTTCTACCACAATTCTGAGCTTCCGAGAATGTTCTTGATAAAAATTCAAACGGTGAACGAGAACCAGCAGCGACAGCATATTCTGATACTCTTGGACGAATATCAATAATATCACTATTTGCTACTTTTCCTTCTACAGGAGCTATATCGCAATAATCATAGTCATTGTAAGAATTTACAATCGTGATATCTCCAAGATCTGAAGATGCAAAACTTGCAGATTCAAAAATAATTTTAATTTGCTTTACTGGTTCTTTTGATACTGGATTTCTTACAATTCTGGAATAATCATAGATTGTATTTTTTTGTGAAGCATCTAATGTATAATCTGCAGTTATATTTTTATCGGACAATGTAAGGGCAGAAATAGTGGCATTAATTCCACTTTCTTCAAACATTACAACTTCACTTGATTGGAATGACTTGTCGTTTAAGTAAACATAATTAATTTGAAGATCATTGACTTTATTTGTAAAGACCGCAACAGCTCCTGAAGTTTGTCCCGTAAATTTTTCACCAACTAACAAATCGCTAGTTTTATTTGTAGGTCCAGTTAAAGAGCTGAAGGTAACTGCTGGTAAAGACGCTTCAGATGTTGTTGTAGATTCAAAAATGCCGTAGAGCTTTGTTACATCTGGAACATTCAGACAAATCTCTTCATCCTGAACTCTTGTGCCGTATGGGAACGTTCCGTAAGTTAATCCATCATTTACAGTGGTTGATCCAATACCAGAATGCTCATACTTTGATTTATTGATGATTAAAGTTTTGATTCTGTTCTTATTTTTTGCTTTTGCTTTAACTTTGATTTTACGCAAAGTTGCAATCAGTCTTGCACCACTATCATTTGAGCCTAATCCAAAAATTGTTAGTTGAGATCCAGTTGCATCAAATGAGAACTTATCTGCACGTAACGTTTCAAATGTGCCGTCAGATCTAACCAGTACGTATCTTTCTTCATCAAATGGTAAGAATGTTTCATTTGCAGATGCAACCAATGTGTTTGATTGATTGCTTGCAATAGTAACGGCAAATTCTTTTTTAATTGTAAGATTAGAATCTGTAAGATCTACAGAAGAAATAAAATTCTTAGGAAGCTTCGTATATAAAGTATTATCTACTGAAGTCTGAAAAGAAGATCCAAGAATTGCAAGATCACTTACAGAACTTGCTGTTGCCGGTGGAGAACCCTCACAAATTCCAGTTACAGTCGTAACTCCAGTTACAACAATAGAATTTGCTGAAACTGTAACAATTGTGTTATGAGTTGGAACTGTGGATCCAGCAATTGTATATTTTACTAATCCACCAACTTTCACATTATTTGTAAATGCAAAGTTACTATTTCCTACATTTAAACTAATGCTGCTGATTCCAGTTGCAGATCTTGCAGTAACAGAAGCAAGTCCTACATTATATGTAATAGTTGGTACAATATCTGCAGTGAATGAAGTTGAAGATGTGCTTACATTTGATAAAGATTCTACATTTTGTATTGTATACTCAGTAATCGCAGTAGAAACTCTACTTGTGGTTTCTACGCCATTAAAGATAAATTTCTCATTTGCAGCAAATGATCCTTTCACACCATATGCAGTAAGAATGCCTGCATTATTAACATCAAATCTAAGGTATCCAGTAGCTCCGCTTGCTTTTCCTTTAATATGAACTGGAGTTGTTAACGTTACATTTTGGTTAAGAGTAATTTCAGTATAGGTTTCTACATCAAATAAAGAAATATCCCATTGATTTAATTTTAAATTCGTGGTATTATAGGATCCAGATTCTAAAGCATAATCATAAACTCTTGCTAATCCAATTTCTTTTCCTGGAAGCGTAGCAGAAACAACTCCAACTCTAGAGTCTCTTAAACTTACAATGAATGGACTTCCAAGATTTAAATTAGGAGCTCCAAAAGCATTATTAACTGTAAAAGTCGGACCAGTTACATATGCAAGACTTGCATCAGTAATTGTTTTTGTTGTTCTTGGTTTTTGGAAATCGAGGAAATTTGCAGATAAAGATTCTACTTCATATCCTTTGACATATGCTTTTCCTGCACCAATTTTATAAGTGCCTAAACTTTCTTTAGGAGTTTGATTATTATATGTTAACTGACCTTCTTGAAATACTCCATTATTTCCAAGATTGTCATTTAAAGTTTCTTTTACAGTAATGTCAAATGGTCTGACATAATAATCACCAGACTCTTCAGATGTTCTTCTAGCAAGTTCTGTAGAAAGAACGTTATATTGGGATGTTGTAGTTGTATTTTTTACTAATTCTCCACTTCTTACTTCTAATAAACTAATAAAATTTTCTGCTGTCGTTTCTGTTAAACCTTTCTTAGATAATACTGCAGTGATTTTAAATCTATCAGCTCCTGGTGCTACATAGTTAGAAAATCCTTTCGCAGTATCATTTAAAGAATCATCTTCATCCGCATTAATAAATTCTTCAATAATATCAAATCCAACTTTATAACTTGGGATATTGCTATATGGTTCAAGAACTAATGTTTGCTCAGATACTTCAACAAAGTATCCGCGCAAGAAATAAATTCCATTGCTAAGAACAGCAGCAGAACCATTACCAGTCGCAGATAAAGTAGTGTTTGCAAATCCTTCACCACTTTGAATAATGATTGAGTTTTGAGAGTAACTTTCGTTAAGTGTTAATTTTTCATTATCTGAAAATACTTTTTGATCACCCAATCCAGAAGCCAAATAGTTCACATAAAGAGTTGTATATTCATTTCCAAGTTCGTTTTGTGGAAGCACAGATAAAATTTGTGCTTGTACTTTAGATTGATCTCCTGTGATTTTTTTACCTACAAGATCATTAATATAAACGCTTACGTCTACGCCGAGATATGAATTTTCAATCTTTACGAATTTATACTGATTTGTATAACTTAACTGCCCAGGGATTACTACAGATCCTTCTTTAAATACGTGATTACCAAATTGTTCAATTTGGTTTTTAAGAATGGATTGTAAAGTAGTTAATTCTCTAGCCTGAACAGGATATCCAGGTTTAAACAAGACCTTATAATAATTCTTAGTAGAATCAAAATCATCAAAATATGGAGAAACGTTGAGATTGGTTGACTCTGGCATGATTTCTTAGAATTGCAAAATTACCTTGATATCTTCTTTTTGGCTAGACGATCTTGTAACAGAGGGTCTATTATCTACATGAATGATGTTTCCAGAATACTTTTGAACTTCTGGACTAGACACACCATTAATAAAGTTCTGTCCAAAATAATATGTCCTACTATTTATTGAGGTAGATATACCATTGTAATTTGTATCAATAGATAATCCAGCACTTCCACCTTGAATTATAGTAGTGCCACCAACACCAGGAGATGATGTGAATCTATTCATATTAAATCCATAAATTGGTGTGGAGTTTTTAGTACCATCACTATTAAATCCAACAAGAGTTCTATCTTGCCAGTATTTTAAAACTCCAGTATTTTGATCATATGAAATGACTCTACCAACAGCAGTAGATGCTACTCCTACTGTTTGGGTAACTAATGCATCGGCAATAAAAGTTGCAGTGCTATATCCAGTACCAACAAGTTTCAATGCATAAACTGCACTTGCCTTATCTTCAGTAAGGATAAAACTTGAATTGTAAACCAATGGATTTTCAATTACACCAACTCTTGAAATTTGATTTCCTGTTATAAAATCTGGATTTTGTGTGTCGTTTTCAATTCTCGCGTAAAGTGCAACTCTATTAGCCCCAAGTTCTCTATAGATATCTGCTCCATGTCCACCTTTTGGAGGAATAATTACGTCAAAGTTTGGTTGAGTAGTTCCTACAGGTACGTTTCCTGCAACTAAATCAACTGTTCCATAGGTATAACTAGATCCACCATTGGATATTGTAATAGATTCTACTTTAGAATTATTGTTGATGATGATTGTTGCTTCGGCACCAATCCCATCTCCTTTAATTGGAACTCTAGTGTAGGTTGTGTTTGCAGTTCCAATGCCAACACCACGATTGGTAATCGTTACAATTTTGATCTGTCCGCTTGTAGCGGCATTGTTTCTTACTGTTGAGTTTGTATCACTAGTTCCCCAATCTTTTGGAACAGGAATAAAATTTGAAGTTTCAAACTTGATAATATCGCTAGGAGCAATTGTATACAGATATTTCCAAATATATCCATCACCACTTGTACCTGCGGATCTTGGTTCTAAATCTGTAAAGATTGGCTCATCAAGAGAAGGTCTTCCTTCTGGGTTTTCTGGATTTGTTCCATTTTGTAAACAGATATAAACTCTGTAGTCCGAGTTTACGACATAATAATTTGCAGCATATAAACTAGTTGCATCAGATGGTTTTGATGTATTAGTTCTACTTATATCATGTCTATACATGTCATAAGTAATTCCCGATGTCCAGGTTATCTTTCTAATAATTTGTTTAATATTTTCTGTCGATATTTTTTTGACTGCAATTGCAGTATCCCAATATGAATTCTCTTCACTAAAATTATCCTTTGGTGCTGGAGGATTTGTGTCCCACGTCGTACTATATTCTGACGCATTGGGAAGTCCTACAAAAACATAATATGAGTTGTCTGAAGAACTAGCTACAGAAACAAAATTCTTAGCACTCAATATTCTAAATTGATCTGTTATAATAGCAGCCATTTGGAGTTTTTTATGTATTTATGTAGTATAATCTCGGTATTTCAGAGGAAGTAATCTTTGAACTGTTGGAGAACTTGAAACTCCAGCAATACCATTGATATAATTTGTAAATGCTTTTGGATATACTCTATTCATAGTAGAAAGTCTTCCCCAACTATATTCGCCATAGAATGAACTAAATCCAAGTCCTATAAGATTATTATATGAAGTAAGACTTATGGTTACTTTTGCAACATAAGTCAATCCAATACCAGGGACAGCAGTTTGTGCAATCGAAACTGCAACAGCCTTATAAATGTTATCCAAACAAGTTGTTCCAATACCTACGGTTCCACCGGTTTCATCTTTTGCTGTTACTCCATTTCCAACATTTGAATTCTTAACTACGAAATAATATCCAGTTTGAATTCCACTGACACCGGTTGTGGCAATACCGACAGTATTGATATTTAAATCTCTTAGATAAGAATTCTGTGGAATAAAGAAGTCAAATACTAATCCCGTTGTTGCAACAGAAACTGATGTAGTTTTAATTCCTGTAATAATACCAAAGTCGCCTTCAAATGTAACATTAGATATTTCTTCTTTAGTAACTTTTGGACTTTGAATTAAAACTAATGGCGGATTTGTTGATGTATACCCATAACCAATTGCAGAAACTCCAATAGATGTTACAACACCATTCGTTATGGTTGCAGAACCAGAAGCTCTATATGTTGATCCAAGACCAACTGGATTTGAAACAACCACGTCTGGTGCCGAAGTATATCCATAACCACCATCACTGATTACAAACGAAGTAATTGTTCCAGCGGCAGAAACAACTGCAGTTGCAGCTGCTCCAGAAACTGCATCTTGAGATGTAATAGTAATTTTCTTGTAGTTTGTACTTCCAGTAGTATTTTCTTTTTGTGAATCAAAGAAAGTCTTTGCATTTTCCACAAATACTACTGAAGATGTAATTCCAAGACTATTAATTATATTTGTTGATGGTTGAACAAATGGTTCATAAAGAACTCTGGTTTTTCCAACTTCTAATCCATCAATAATTTTATCTTCAGTTTGATAGCATAGTGTAACAGGTCTTACATAGGTCTCTCCAAATGTAAGTCCAGGATTAAAATAAGTATTCGTATTTACATAATCACTTGCAGGAATACTTGTAACAAGTCTTTCATCTTCAGTTAAGAAAATTGAATCATCAATTAATTGTAAACCGTCACCTACTTCAATTGGTTCTAAAACATCGACTAAAGCAACATCAACATTACTAGTGCCTTTATAGAAGAGAATTTTTGAAGTATCTCCAGATTTTGGTGGTTCTGGGAATGTAATTAAATTACCTCCACGGAAAATATATCCAGATCCAGGTACTTGTAAAACATCATTAATAAACACTAATAACGTTGCCTGAATATCAATATTTGATCCAGGTCTTGTTCTAATAGATGTAAGAGCTTCATTTATTTTAATTTGAAAGATTTTTCTTTCTCCATCAAATAAAGCATCAAATGGATCAATAACCTGTAAATCGCCAATAGACCAACCAGCAAAAGAGTCTGTATGAGTTCTATCAACAGTAAGTCTGAATTCTTGATAGGATAGAGTTGTATTTGTTGGAATACCAACTGTACCACCGATTGCAACGGTAAGAGTTTCACCTTGACCATATCCATAGCCACTGTTTCTAACTTCAAAATTGACAACGCTTGAACCTTGGCCCACCACAATATCAACTTTTGCACCACTTCCAATTCCAGGAATTGAAGATGAACTATAAATGAGTGGAATATTGCTATAAGAAAGTGGAGAATCAATAAAGACAACTGGAGGATTTGATCTAGTATATCCAATTCCGGGATTCGTAATCGCAATACTTACGACGCAACCATTTTGAACTGCTGCGGTTCCAATAAATTGAATATTTGGAGTTCTTGTACTTGAAGTTCCAACACCAACTCTTACAGTCTGCGCTCCAGAACGATAACCAGAGCCGCTGTTGCCAATACTAATTGATTGAATTGTGCCAGCAATAGAAACAACCGCAGTTCCTCCAGCTGAAACTAAAGGTTGGAATCCAAATCCAGCAGTTGAACCAACAGAAACAAGTATACCTTTCCTTGGCAATCCTGAGGCATTAATATCATATGATTGTGATGCATTACCAATGAACGAGATTGTAGTAATTCCAGAAGACTCTGAAAGACTATAATTACCAGTCACCGTAATTGGAGATGTATTTCTAGATGGTTGTTGGAAAATTTGATTTACCAATATCACCGCATTGCTAGTGCTTACACCAGTAATATTTGATGCATTAGATTTAAGGATAAAACTGGTATTAACTCCAGTAAATGATTCTGAAATATCATCAAATATTTTATTGTAAAAATATGCATCAGAAGAAGAATTTACATCTCCCGATCTTAAGAAGACTCTACCACTAAATGTAGATCCAGTTATCAGTCCAACATAATCTTGTTCATCCGCTCTACTTGATGGATTTGTAAATGGTATTTGCCCCCATGGAGAATTTGCAAAGTAAATTGTATTTGCATCGATATTATAATTTCCCGATAATTTAGTAACTACGGTTCCTACTTGGTGCGTAGCAATTCCAGTGCCAAGCCATCCTCTTTGAACAATAGCAACATTAGTTGCACCAAATCCCAAAGTATCAAGTCGCATAATTTCGTTATCAATCTTTATTAAATCTCCACTGAATATTGACGTAATTCCGGATAGAGTAACAATATTTGTTATTGCTTCTACATATGTTCCAACAGTTGTTGTTATTGAAGTGCCAACGATTGGTGATTGTATTACGTTATCAATTGCAATCATCGATCTAGCATTTTGATTCGACCCTTTAACAATATGTGAAGTTCCAATTCCAACACTGGTTATGTCTAAGAACTTTGGTGGACTTGATAAAGCATCAGCAGCTGATCCAGCAAACTTTAGATATAAGTTATCTGTTTTATATGCATATAAAGTTCTTGGAAGTTTATCAGTAACTCCAATTCCAGAAATTGATGTGGTTGCAATTCCAATGGCATTGGCACTACTGGTATCAGAACCACCATATTCATAATAGATTTTTTCACCAGTTACAAAGAAATGTTCAGGAATCTGTAATCTATCATTTGCTAAATCTACAATATTAGTAGATGTTCCATCAAAATATCTTTCAAAAATTGGTCTTTGTCTATGAGTCAAACCAAAGTTTTTCTTAGAAGAAATAGCAGTTCCTTCATAGAGTGCATGACCACCATCTACAGCAGCATTATTTAAAGATATTTCTCTAGGATAATCATGTGCATGTAGTGCTGTAATTGCTTCTTGATATACTCTGACTTGTGTTTGTATATTTGCTCTTGGCGTAAATTGCAATACTGTATCATCACCAATTCTTGCAACTGTAAAATCTCCAAGAGATCCATCAGTATGAATGTATCCATATTCCGTAATATATGCATTCGATTGATTTTTTAATACAACCATTTCAGAAATCTGATACTCATTATTTGTAAAATCTTCGACAACACCAATATAATAGGCTGCATCATGATCTGATGGGAACGATGCGACATTCACTGCTGTTGGAGAACCCGATGAAGCAATGCTTGTAAAACCAGATCCAACGAATCCGTCAAAGATGTATGATGTTCCAACACCAACTGAAGATGAGTTTGCAATTGAAACACGAATCGTATTTACAAAATAGTTTGTTGAAAGACCCGCGTATGGAATAAGATCAACATTTAAATTAGATCCTGAAAGATATGAATAATATGTGCCAATTCCTGGAGAACCATATGAAGAGAGACTTCCAGTTGTTAACTGCCCATAATCCATATATGAAACATCAGTTCCGTTATGTACAACACTAAGTTCATCAACTTCATAGTAAGATCCATCTGTTGCACCAATGACAACATAAATTTTTGATCCTCTATAAGTAGATGCGATTCCAACAATAGCTGTAGCAGTTGATGTTCCTGAAGGAATAGTTACGCTTGATGATGCAATACTTACAACATCACCAAGGTTTAATTGCCCAACGGACGTTGTAAGATCGCTGACAGCAAGAGCTGAGAATGAAACATTATAACTATTCTCTTCATAATAATTTGGATGAAATTCTAATACACCCTCAGAACCAAAAACACTAAAGTCAAACGCTCCAAGATCATCATCATTATAAATTTTTCCATACTGATTCAAATACCCATAATTATCGTCATGCAATAATGAAACAAGAAGAATTTGATTTTGATCAGCATAAGCCAAATCATTTACAAAAGTCACATACTTTTTATATCTTGCAGTAGATAATGTAAAGACATCGATATTTGAATATTTTGTAGATCTTGGATTGCTATTAAATTCTGGTGAAAGATCATCAATCATCAGAACTCTATTACCAATAGACTCCAAATAATCTTGAAGAATCGCAGATTCAAAAATTATTTGATTAGATGCATAATTTGCTCCAATTATTATGTTATTTTCTCTAGCGAGATCAAAGTCAGTTTTACAATGTAAATTAAGTGAAGAATCTAATTCAACAATTACATTAGATTCAGTTCCAACAGTTGATCCTATACCTACACCCACAGGTAAAGATTTTACTTGAAGATCTGCAAACTTTTTAAATCCTACTGGATGATTTAATTCGTCAACACTACTATCCCAGGTTTCAAGTGGAATATTTGTTTTAACTGAATATGAAAAATATTGGTAATAATCGTTGTCATGAATTTTTTGAAGATCATTACTCAAAAATCCAGTTTCTTTTTGCCAACCTTTTTTGACAACTGAAGATGATTTAACATCATAAATTGAATTAAAATTCAATACGCTTACAATTTCAGCTTGAGTTTTAGATGATTCTCCAGATACAACTTCCCCAGAATTAAAATCTATATTTGAAGAAACTTTTAATAGTGAATTTTTATTATTCCATCTTACAACTTCACCAGATGCAGATTGTGAATTAACAATTTCACCTTCTAAGAAATCATTGGTCTTAAATTCTGGTACAAATATTGGAAGATCTTTTTCTGGTATAATTCTACCAGCAGAATTAATTGAATCATAATTTCCTGGTATTTCTCCAGTTTTAAGTAATCCAGAAATATTATAAGAAACTGTTCCTCCAATACCTCCAATATTTGGATCTAAATTCGCAATTGTAAAGAATCGATATCCATAGCTCTCTGAGTTGTATCCTTTAGCAGTAGAACCAATTCCAACACTAATATTTTCAATTAAAATTCTATCACCAATTGCAAATGGATAAGATCCAGCATCACTGAAACTAGAACCTAAAGTAACCACAACATCCTGAGATGCTGGTATAAATCTTATAGTGCTAATACCAACACCATTTCCATTGTTTACTGATCGAATAACTGAAGTTTCTTTATCGAGATTATACGCATTACTTAAAATAGTAACATTCTTGTCACCTAAGTTGTATCTCAGATTTGTTTGTGAATTTACTTCCCCTGTTAATTCATCAACAACAATTAAATCTGGAGCAACATTATAGTTTTTACCCACAGACGCAATTCCAATAGATTCAAATGAATATAAATCTTTGACTTGTAAAATTTGTGGAAGATTTGCTGTTGGTCTCAAACTTAAATCTGATGGATAATCAAATCCAATATCTTGCAATTCAATTTTATTAATTGAACCAATACTTGTTCCATATGAAACTAAGATAGCTCCAGTACCAATTCCGCTACTTACATAAGAAACTTTTGGTAAAGTTTTATATGAAAGTCCTTTGGAAATTAAATCAATACCAACGATAGATCCATAGACTTGAGTAGAATTAGTAGAGTATTTTAATTCTCCATCATTTTGTGTGTAGAGAGCGTTCTCTGGATAATCTTTGATTGTATATGTGAACTGTGTTCCGCCCGCAGAAATAACTTCATAATTTCCAGAGTATAAACTCGTGATAACTCCGGAAAGGACAGAAACATTTGCATAATCTGCAGACTGAAGATTATGAGTCGATGCTGTAGATACAGTTACTCGATTTAATGTTGTAGTTCCATCTAAAGTATTATCATAATTTGTTGTAAGGCTATGAGTATTGCCAAGTCCAATATTTGTAAAATAAACTAGCGATGCTGTAGTTGCAATTCCAACAAAAGAACCTGTTGTTCCTAATCCAACTTTAACTGTAGAAATTCCTAATATATAATCCCCAAGACGTGCAGCATAGAGAACACTATCATTTGCAAGTTGATAACTGCTTATTCCATCTGTTGAAATGGAAATGGCATTCCCACCATTCGCATTGTAGATTAATTGAGTTCCAGTTTCAATCTCATGTTTTGGTAACCATAATGCCTGAGTAGGAATTGTGATCTGAGTCAATCCTGCTCCAGGATTTGTAAATGTTAAAGTATATCCAATTCCCGGACCTGCAGTTGTTCCCAGTCCTACAGATTCTTTTGGATCAAAATAAATTTGTTTATCTAATTTAAAATTATAGGTTGAAGTTGAAATACCAAATGGTAATATAAACTTTCTTGGTCTTTCTGTAATTGCAATTCCGGCGGAAATTGTAGATATTCCTTGAGTTTCATTATAACTACGTCTTACTCTAATTCTAGACGAAACAGTATCTACATTTAAGATCTTTACTTGCTCTGCAAGAATTTGATAAACATCATTCTCTTTGATCGTAACTAAATTACCAGATACATTAAAATAAGTTACCAATCCAGTATATCCAGTCGAACCAATTCCAGTAGTTACTAAAAGTTCATTTGCAATTGATGTAATTTTTCCACTCGTAGTAATTCCAGAAGCTGTGAATGTGATGGTCTCACGATTTAAATAATTATGTGGATTTGGCGAATAACCAACAAAATTCTTAGCATCAGCAATTGGAATCATTTGGACATTAGTTAATGTAGAAGTAGCAATTCCAACACTTGTTACTTGTTTTCCTCCTACAATCGAAACTTTTGCGGAAATGCCAAATCCACCAGTAGTTTCGTTATCAAATACAATTTTATCACCTACTTGATAGTTTGATCCACCTGTAGTAATTCCAATCGAGTCAATACCAGATTTTGTTGTACTCTTGATCAAAGATAACTGTTTTTTGATTTTATTTGAATCTAAAACGTAGTCATAATAACTTCTAGATTTTGTGAGATGATATGGATGAGTGTTTCTACTCCAATTAGTCTCGTTAATGTTTATCTCATCTTGATTTGAACTTGCAAGATAATTAAATGATATTGGATTTGACTTATAGGTATTTCCTATTACATATGGGAATACTGGTCTCCTATAAGATTGGAATATTCCTGTGGAATCATTTACTGAGTTTATAGTGCAGAAGTATGCATATGTACCATCTGGATATTCTGGAGTTGGCCCATATTTTCCATTACTTGCATCAAGATCTCCAGTATTTGTAAATTGATAATCTTCTACGAAAAATCCTAAGGGATATCTTAGAATATTGGGTCTTACAGAACTTGAAACTTGCGTATATCCGGAAACCATTCTCTTAACAGAACCGTTAGAATCAAAACCATATGGCCCATATATTGGATTTCCATCATAAGCCCAACCAATAATTGGTGAGTGGGAAGATGAATTGATTTCAGATCCTCCAGATGTTCTTAAATCTGGAACATAAATTGGTCTTTCGCCAACCGTTTCTTTTGCAAGTGATGAAGATCTCAATCCTCTAGATGCATAAGCATGACCATATTGCAATCCGTATGATTCGGTTTTAGACTTTAATAAAATGCCGTCATCAAGATTAATTTGATTAAAGTATAATAATCTTTCTACTTCATTTACTCTCCAAGATTTTATTTCTGCTTCAAACTGAGCACCAGATCCTGCTGCAATAATATCAATATTTGTACCTTCGGAATATCCAAGACCTTCAAAAATTACTTTTACATCTACTAATTGTCCATTTTGAACAACTGGAGATAATACGGCACCAGATCCTGTTGAACTATTGATAATCAGATTTGGTGACGAATTATAGTCATGCCCAGGTTTTGTAACAAAAACTTGCTTGATTTTTCCATTTGAAATAACTGGTATTACTTCTGCCCCAGATCCACTATTCAGAGAGAATGTTGGTTGCCTATTATAATTGATAATCTCTTCACTTCCATATTCTACACCAGAAGAAGTGAGAGAAACTGACGTAATATTTCCTCTAAAGATGGGATTTAAGATGGCCTCAAAACTTTGTCCAGTTAAGGTTGAAATTCCAATTCTACTCTTGATTGTAAGTAGAATTGTAGATCCACTACTTACATATCCGCTACCACCATTAATAACAGAAATGGTTCCAATTTTCTTTTTCTTTGCTGTGGAAAGCAATTTATGATTTCCAGCACCATATGATGTCAAATCAACGGTATTAATTCCAACGGCAGAATCTGTAAAGGTTTTGTGTAATTTAATAGTGAATCCATCCTGAACCTTGACGTAGTATTTTGCACCTGTTGTAAGTCCACTTACGTTTGTTCCGCCCTGAGTATCATAGATTACTTCTTCCGAATCTCGGAACTTATGATAGGAAGAGAAACCAATCGTATCGTTCGTTGTATTGACCTGTAATGCCCCTGCGGATGAGTTGAAGGATGAAGAGTGGTCAAACTCGATTAAATTAGGTTTGACCAAAGCTCCAGATCCATCGCCACCCGTAATTGTAATAATTGGATCTTCCAGGTAATCAAATCCGGGATCAATGACATCGACTCTGACTAAAGATCCAGTTACAGTACAAATGCCAGTTGCTCCAAAACCAATTGCATCTGCGATATGAAGAGTTGGAGGATTGATAACATCATAACCACTTCCAGATGCAGTTGGAACTACCTGCTGCAGTGGACCATAAAAGATAATGTCAGTTGTTTTATAATTAACTAATTCAACACCATTGATAAACATTCCCGTTGTTCCAACAGGAGTATCATATGATGACCCGTCACTTTCTGCTGGAGATATTTTACGAATTAATTTTTGTGGTTCTACTTGTTTTGCATTTAAAAGATCATCACTAAAATCATATAAGAAGAATACATTATTTGATACGGTTCCACTTACAGAAATATAATTTTCCGTAAAGATATTTTCTCTGCTTCTTGCAATGCTAATCGTAGTATTGTTTACTCTTTTAACAAAATATATGCCGGAACGTAAGTCTAATTTATTTGTATTAACTGTTGGATTATAAACAATTGCATCTCCAGTTATAAATCCATGCGTTCCAATTATTAACTCAGTTCCGGAGAAAGATCCCGAGAAAGTAATTGATCGATCATTAATTGCTAATGGATTATTATAATATGTTGGGAGTGAGTTGGATGCAACATATAAAGTATCATTTAGATCCGTATAAACGTTCTGAACATTAGTAGTATATTTTGTTAAACTTGCATAATTTGTTGTAGATACTTTGGAAACGTTTTTCCTTACGGTATAAAAAACGCCTGTATTTAATTGTCCTTGGCCAGTTATATTAAAAGATAACTTACTGTCAAATCCAGAAATACTTGATGAATATACTGAATTAATATTTTCTGGAATAATTTCACCATAGAATTCTCTGCTATTTGATGAAATTAAAGTAATTGAATCTCCAATTACAAAATCATGTTCATCAAATAAATTGACTCGATAAGTATATGTTGAGACATCTACTAATTGAATTGATTTTACATCATATCTTACTGATACATTAAAGAACCAGTTGTTTGCTTTTGCAGAGGATAAGTTTGAACCAAGACTTTCTATTTCAATTCTTTCATCCTTTTCATAATAATAAGTCTTATCTAAAATTTTAAGATCCGATAATACACCTGTTATTCTAACCTTTACAATGTTATCTGTAGAAATGCCGACACGTCCATATGCATAGGAATCCAACACAACTTCTTTTTGTGATGGAATTTCTGAAGTAATATTAGAGCAACCAAGAAACTGGTTTAGTGTTTTTTCCTGATAAGTTACGGAAAACTCAGTATCTGTAGCCTGATTTAAAATGAGGGTTCCTGATTGTGGAAATCCAACTGTCGAGTCAACATCAAGAGTTGTAACACCGATTCCTGCAGTTGTTACAACTCTTGTTTTTGGATGAATTGCAAATGTGCCATATACCTGGAAATCTGTGTCTTGATCATGATCAAGACTGATAATAAAATACTCTTTTTGCCCTCTAAGAATTCTTTCTACTTTTGAAACAGTTCCTTTTGCAGGTTCAAAGAATTCATCGTCTTGATATAACGTAGATCCTACAAGGTCATTTGGATCCCCTATAATTTTTTCTACTACCAGATCTTTTGTGATATAATAACGAGCATCGGATGGTTGAATCAAATAATCGCTTGGTTTGATGACCGAAGCTTCAGTATCTCCATACAAAGCATAGAACAGAATTCTAAATGAATTATCCGTTCCCTTTGATGAGTAAAAATCTTTTACTTGCTTAAGAAATAAGGATTCATTCAGTTGAGAATATAGATCTCTTCCATCAAATCCTGGAGAAATTTGCTTTTTAACTTTGAGCAGAAATTCTTTTAAGAAAAGAACACTTAAATTTGATACAATAGACTCATCTGCATGTTCATCGACATTTGTGTCGGCAAATACAAGTTGATCTACAGATGTTGAGTCTTGATATGCTGTTGTTCCAGAAAATCCCCTCTTACAATTTACAAATGAAGTAGAAGTCTTTGATTCATATGTGATAATTTCATTATCAATCAACAATAATCCATATGAGTCTGGAAATCCTGTAGTAGATACGACATTAATCGTCGTATCATAAAATTCTACAAAAGAACTTAAAGTGGTCGAGTCAATTAAGTTTACAAGACTATCTAATTTTACATATTGATCAATATTCTGTAAAATATCAGATGGCCCACTTTGAAAATCTAAAGATCTATAGTATTGCGATAAAAATTCAACAAGAAGAGGAAATTCTTCTCTAACGTATGATGGAACCTGATTTTCAACGATTAAACTTGTCTTGACTCTAAATTCTGACATATTACAATCTGATTAAATTCCCGTTTGTGTAACTTGATGTTACTGTGTATGTTGATCCAGAAATATTTGCTCCAGATGAGATATCATCTGTTTGCATATTTAATACACTGTTATTAATATCTAGTTGCAAATAAAGATCCTCTTTTCCGATGACATCATTTGAATTTGGAGATGCAGAAATTTCAATAATTCGCACACCATCCTTCGATTTTGCTGTATTTGTAATTTTAATTGGATATAATTTTACTTCCCCTCTTTCATAATCAATTGTGCCAACATTATTTCGAACAACGACTGGTTCTGTAGGTGAGTTTAATTTAAACAGGAATACTGATCCAGTTTTTTGATCTGCATTGGGTAAATCTCCAAGATAAACAGTATCTACGATACCGTCAACATTAAATCCAGATGATTTGATGTTATATCCACTCTTTGTGTTCTTTAAGTGGAATGCATTTCCAAAACAAATTTCATAATCAGCAAGATAATTTACTTTTGCCTGTAAATTGCGACGAATTATGATTTTTGTGATATTTGAAGTGATTGCTTGATGACTGTCGTCAACTATTTTTTGGAATTTACTGTATTTGAACTTGGAACCATACTTATTCAGTTCAATTGAGTCCGAATACGCGGAAATATTACTTTGAATAATTGATTTGACAGTTCCTTCTCCAGGAGCTACGTTAGCATTGTAATATGCGACAGTATCATACTCAACATACAGATACTTAAGGTCAATAATTTCTACTACAATACCAGCAACAGTATATTTTCTTAATTCTGTTATGATTGCGTTTTTAAGAATATCTGAAACAAAATCTCCATTATAAGGTTTGATGGAAATATAAACTTTTCCATATCTTGGGGGATTTAAGGTCTCTCCGCCAAAAACTGAAATTGATTCTGTCTCTTGAAAGATCTTAGGAATGATTGCTTCATAATCTGCAGCAGTAACTGCACGATTTTGTGATGCATAGATTCGTGGAGCGTACTTTTTAATAGAATCTACAGATTCAATCTCTTGGCCGTTATTTGATGAAACGTCAGTTGTTAATGCTGAGATTGAAGTTGTGACTGGAGTGCCGTTATTATCTAAAATTCTTCCAGAATATGTAAAATCTGATATGCCATTTCCATATTTGCCATTGGTGGCGACATAAGAGACTTCAATGTAGTTAAGATTATCAAGTTTAACACCAAAAACTCCATCGCCAAAGATGAGTTCATATCTCTGATCTTCAATCTCTTGAATGAAGAAAACCTTTGATGATGCGTTGATTCCAATTAAATTGTCAGCGAGGGTAAATTTCCTCGTAACCGTGCTGTTCTGCGTGTTCCTGACGCTCACACGTATCGATGACGTATCAATATTAGGGTTTGTCAGAATAAACTTCTGATTGGGATTATTTGCATCTACAGTAAATGACTGAGTAAGATATGTTCCCTCATAAATTGTAATTGAGTCAAATGATGCAATATTATTGACGACAGGCTTTGTAACCGGATCAAGGATATTGTAGGTATAACTTGTACCTTCAAAGGAAGAAGCACTTGTACAAACTAAACCTTTTTGTAATGTTACTGTAAGAGGTGTTGTTGCTTCAGAAGTTGTATCGACATAAAATGAAATCGTTGCAACAGCAGATTTCCTTGATTTTGGCACATAACCAATGGCTCTTGCAAGAGAAACGACATTTTCTCTTAAAGTTGCCGAATCAATGAAAACTTCGTTGCTAACCATGTTAGCGTTGTACGAAGTAATGTACGTATTGTACGCAAGAGTGTCAATAATCGTTGATAAATTGGAACCTTCGAAATCATAGTCAGTAAAATTCGAGTTTGCTCTCAGATATTCCTTGAGAGAACTCTTAATTTGATCGAAATCGAGATTGCTAAAATTTACTAGTGCCATTTATCGTGTCTGTTGTAATGCAAATGTCAACTGTTGCGGTAAAACATCAATTCCAATGATCTCATAAGTGATAGTAACGTTAAAATTGTTGTTATCAAAGTCTGGATCAACCTTTACCTCAAGTAAATTGACTCTTGGCTCATAATTTTTGATTGTATTTTCAATTTCACTCTGTATAATTGATGCTGAAATCGAGTCAATGTTCTCAAAAAGTGATTTTGAGACGTTTGAACCCAAATTTTCATTAAAAAATCGCTCTCCAGGCAGTGTCAGAACCAAATTTCGAAGCGAACGAGCAATTGCATTTTCATTTTTAAGCGAAATAAGGTCGTAATTAAGTGCGCTTACTAAAAAAGAAGCACTTACGTCCTTAAATCCTTTACTTACCCTTTCTAAAGGCATGAAAATATAATAAATCTATCTTATTTATTCGTAATTTTGAAGATTATTCGTGCCATCTTTCGACAAAATCGTCAAATCCACCAGCTCCACCGCATGGTCTGGAGTAACGATCTGTCGGAATGTCATATTGTTCAGTTTTTTTCTGTTTTTGAAGGTATTTCTCAGAGGAAACTTGAGTGATTAGCGTCATTCCAGACTTAATAAACTCATTTCCTTTATCTGTTGGTGAAGTTGCCATTGGGTTTAGCTCCTGATTCGTTAAAATCAGAACTTTTTACGGGGTTGCTATCCCGAATTTCTGTAATATCGTACATAAAATCATCTGAGGTCTCAATTTTGCGACGATTTTCGACAGAGTACTCTGTTAAGTCAATTTCATAACCTGGATTTTGAGTGATTCTGTTCTTAGTCCATGCATCATCATACCATAAGATTTTATTATTTGGATATGCATAGAAATTTCCATTGTCCATCTTAAAAACATGAGCACATTTATGCTCTGGAGTCTCACTAAAGTTAGTATTCAACGTAGATTTTGACTCCCATGACCAATCAAGAGTAAACAAGTAGGTTCCTTCATTCTTTTCTCCACGATAATTGATCAGTTCAGCACGTAAGTTAGACAGTCTTGCACGAACTTGAACATCAATATAAGGAGAAAAGCAATCCCACCACATGCACTCTTCTAACTTTGGCACCGGTGCATCAGGTTTCCAACAAAATGCATGAATCGGTCTTCGTGTCCAGTTCACCCCATTCTCTAAAAACGCTTCAAAGAGGGGTACATGTTTCTCTAAGGACGCTACGGAGTGTACATCACATAAAGTTACCCCACCATGTCCTTTTTTATGATTGTACAAAAACTCATTACGAATATAACAAGTGATGGTTGGAAGATTGTGATTTAAGTATGCCATAAAGTTAATAAAAAGCAGGGACGAACCCTGCTTTATCTATATTACCTACCTTGTCCTCTATATTTCTTCGACTTACCATTACGAGAAGTGGCAGAGGTCAATGTCATAGGACTCCGACCCTGCCGAGTTTTTTTCGGAGGTCCGGGAACATGAGAAGTCTTAGTTGGTGAAGTCTTTGGTTTAGCCATAAGTATTCTCTCTTAATTCTAATTCGTTTGCATCAAACTCTTCGTCTTCATAATACTTCTGAGAGAGTTCATCCAGAATCTCAGCACAGTCTTCATGAGTGAGATTACGATATAAGACTCTCCCTCGGTATACAATATCCATCAGATTACGCGAGTTTTTTCGTGACCTACACGGATACGAGGATCGCACCAGATCTCAAAGCCTTTTTCTTTAGCATCGAGACAGAACGATACGTCTTCTCCACACATGTCCTGAACATTCCCAGATTCAAAGACCTGCATCTTTGGAGCGAACCAGGGGTACTCAAGGTTCTCGAAGACACCGTTCTTAATCATCACCCAACCGAAACCGGTGTAGTCAACCGTGAAAGGCTTACGACGCTTTTCCATGGTGGTCAGAGTTTCATGATTCATAACTCCACCGTTCTTACGGAAGTCATCTTCTTCCAACCAGTGTGCTACTGAGGTCGTGTGACCATCTTCTGTACAATACCAACCTGCGGTGATTCCTCTGTCAACGAGATTACCTTCGCTGTCTTCACTCAGAGCCAGATCACAGAGTTGCCAGAACTTTTCTGTGTTAAACACAATGTCATTATCAATCCACAGTTGATAATCATACTGCAGTTTACCATCCCAGGGAATCTGCTTTGGTCCACGCAGTACATTTGCACCTAAGCACTTACAACGTGCAAAGTTGACCATAGAAGAATAATCTTGAGAAATTTGAATACTCATACCATTCTGTACCATATCAAAGCACAGTTGTACGAAAGACTTCAGAAACTGATATGAACAACCACGACCTGGAAGACAGAATACAATTGCCTTTCCTCGCATTCTTTCTTTAATTTTATCATAGTCCCACTCTGCTTCTTGTACCTTTGGAGCAGGAGCCTTAACAGTAAATCCTTTTGCCATAAGAGAAAATAACTTTCAGATCAATTTTACCATGTATATATGATAATGTCAATGAGAAGAATTGAGTGCCATCTCCTTATTCAGAACTAACTCTTCATAAGAAAGATCATTAATAGAATACTCTGTCTTCATAAGACCAACCATTCGATTCAAGGTGTTCCACGTTACTTGGAATTCTTCCTCTTGAATCGAATGAAATAAACACTTATCTTTTGCGTAAATGTGATAGATTTTTTGCACGGGAATTTTTTTGTGCTCAACGCTATTATTTATTTTATAAAGAACGAATTCTTACAATTGGAGTATGATTTACAAAAAGTTCTTCTATGAATACTACTAGAGTCAATCGACTGTTATCTTTAGTATCTCCAAAGAAACGATCTGCACAATGAAAATAATGAGAATCAAATATAAACATTCGATTAAAAACATTGTTGACTGTAAGTATTTTTTCAAACTGATTGTTATTTTTTTCTCTACACTCAGAATAATACTCAGATTGTCTTAATTCAAAATCTGCGTTAGCTTTCTTTTTTACATCATCATGTAATTGGTATGCAACAATATTCTTTGCTTGATATAAACTCGTACCACATTCTAATGGAGCATTAGGAGTCAAATAGATAATTCCCGTGAGCAATGAAGGTCGATAATAATCAGTATGAACCCAACCATCACCAAAAGTTCCATCTGTTAACTGATATTTAATTTCCGACTTCCAAGAAATATTTTCTCGGTTTAAATCATAGAAACTACTTAAAATTTTTTTATTAATTTGATCAAATAAAACTGGGTGTATTTGTGAAAGACACTTTGATCTTTCTCCTCGATAAGTTGTTTGATTTTCATCAATATCTCTATGTTGTGCAGATCGTAGTCCAAGTTCTCTTATTTGATGTGGATCATTGAAAAATCCATCTACAATAGTACTTGGAATAATTGTATTCATTTTTTATTTTTTCTTTCCTCCTTTCTTAGGTAGTGTGCGCTTATCAGGTCTTGAATAACCGTCTTTATGAATCCATTTGATGCCCATTTTTTTCTCCGGGAATTTTTTCTGATATTTATAAAGCTCGGTCGAATTGTCACCTCTGTAGGTTAGGGTAGTTATCGATTTTTATAACCGCGTCGCCCCCCGCCCACACAACCGTCAAGGGGCCACATACTGCCAATACGAATAACTGCTGAGACGAATAAGAGTGGCTCAGAGTATCACCGAGCCACCCTCATTATAACATCAAAACTCTATAATGTCAACCTCCACATCTTCGGTGGCGATGGCATCGAGAATGCTCAGAAGCTCATTGCCAGTGTTACCTTGTGCGAGCAGAGAAAGTGCAATCGAACGAGTCATGATAAACTATAAGAAACTGTGTGTTTGGTGAGTGTCTTTAGGGCACATCTCATTCCCTCTGTGGTTATACCGTCACCACTCTACATCCAGGTCTTCCACATAAGCCTCCACGCTCTCATCACCATCGAGTTGGAATAGTTTCTGCCAGTCAATCTGTCGGGCATCAAAATCACTATACACGGAAAGATCCAGTGTCACACGCACATTCTTTTTCTGGGCTTGAAGATAAGAAACTGACATGGGATTGCGGGCAGACGACTTAACTGTGGCCAGTATAAGATGCAGAGTGGAAACTGTCAAGACCTTGAGAGTATTTATCAGCGGGTCTTATAAGAATTGGGAGTTCTGTGCGGTTATGGTAATACTGGGGGACTTGACATTTCTGTGCGGTTGTGGTAGAGTGCGGGCTAAGATCGCTATAACCGAAGGGCTTTATAGGGTCTTAATTCTCAACAATCACCCTAATTGATTCGCAATTACCAACACTTATTGAGAATGAATTAAAAAACTCAATATAATTAAAAAAAGGCTTTTTCATTTGATTTTAACCATTTTACGCTGAATATCACGTTCAATTTGATTCAATGCGTGACGACAAGAGGGTGTAGCACTGGTGAAAATCTTCAGACCTGA